TAGTACTTTCAATCTGTGGAATGACAGCAAGGTCACCAATTAGGTCAACCAGCCCAAACTGGCTAAGGTTTGTAATACCCACACCCGCCAACATACTTGCCATATCAGCGGCATTAGCTTCAGCCGATCCTTTACCTTCGCCTTTCCACTTACTTGTAAGGTTCTGACCAAGAATTTGGGTAGTTAACGTAGCGGTTGCAGCGGAGCCAGTATCTTTAACTGTGTTCCCTTCGGAGTTAACAATTGCGCCGGTAGTAGTTAAGAACGTGCCGTTGTTTAAGTTGATTGCGTTAGACAAATCAACCGCTGCTGGTTGTGTTTGGGTAACGGTGTCGGCTGCTGTGTCGGCAGTTTTAATGCCTTGACTCAACACAAAGTTCATTGTTGCATCATCAAGGTTGTAGTGAGATTTAATGTCTGCCGCAGTTAGCCCAGAGGAAGCAATGATTGCATTGGTAGCCGCATAGTCACCTTTACCCCACGCATCGCTAATGGCCGCATAAGGGTCGGCAGCGGCTTGGGTTTGAGTTTGAGTTTGAGTTGTGTCCGCAGTTTGTGTAGTGTCAGCAGTTGTTGTATCGCCAAGCACTTCACGGTACAAATCCTCTACCGTCATATCAGACTCAGGAATAGACGCAATGTAGTCGTCTACTAAATCGGTAGTTTTTGCAGTAGGGGTAGTTACAGCGGCGGCATCATCTTCTGAATCTGTTTGTGTTGCAGTCTGTTCTGCAATTTCTTTGGCAGCAACTTTTGCTTCGGCGGGAGAAGCGCCACGAGCAATCAATTCTTGATAGGCTGCAATAACAGCGGCGTTATAACGCGCCGTGCCTTCGTCGTTTGTGTGCAGTGGGTCTTTAAGTAACGTCTTATCCTGCAAGATGTTGCCCATCACATCGACCAACTCTACGTTGTCATGTTTAGCCGCAATATCTGAATACAGTGAATCTATCTGAGCGTTAAAGTTATTGGTTACAACATCGTTAACTGATGCGGCATAGGGCGAACCTGTTAATACAACGTCAACACCTTGCTCTGCAAGAAGAGAAACAATCTGATCAATATTGTTGGTAATTGTGGCTCTGTCAACACCCTGCAAGAAATCAACACCGCCGGTTTGCAAAAACACAGTTGCGTCATCGTCAAACGATCCGCCACCATCTAAAAACGTTGTAAGTTGATTAAGTGTATCAGCCGTAGTTGCGCCGCCTACCGCAGTGTTAAGTGTGTTTTGACCAGTAAGTGTTGTAAGTTGATTTGCAAGATCGGTGTTTGTACTGTTCCAACTTGCACCGGCTAAGATGTTACCAGTCAAAACGTTACCTGTGTTAGCCCCGGTAGTTGCTGTAGTTGCTGTTGTGTCTGTGGTTGTACCTGTACCCGTGGTCGTGGTGGTTGTAGTAGCGGGTGTAGTGGTAACCGCAGGGGTAGTAACGACCGCAGGAGTAGTGGTAACTGTAGAAGTAGTTGGTTGATATGGGGCAAAAACGGATGCAATTGCATCTTCAGACAGCCCCATACCCCTAAATGTTGTAATCAGGTCATTGGTAGCGTCTCTCCCCCCAAAAACGTCATACACGCTTTCGTAACTAGGAGATTTTGCAACGGGAGTGTCCGCCGTTTGTTGACTCCAGTTGTATTGGTTCAACGCGTTGTTTTGTTCATCGCGTAATGCCGCCGCTGCTTCCCAACTTCCCGTCTGTTGGTACAGTTCTTCATCACTCATTACTATCGGTCTTGCCATTATCCGACCTTCCAATTTGTTCCGTCAGAGTATACGGGTACTGCAATAGCCCCGCCAGTCACAACGGTTGCCCCAAACGTAGGAGCCAAAGCATCGGTAACAAAAGACCTTGCGCCTTTGCCAGAAGTAACCGCACTGGGTAGCGTAGCCACTGTGTAATTCGTCAACGGTGGGATAACCCCACTTGTACTCATCTGCTGAAGAATCTTATCCAACTGGTTAAAGTACAGACGCAGCACGTTGTTAAGCTGCTCGTGGTAGTCAGGGTCGTACGTCCGTGGCGCAAGCGGCAGATTCGGCGCGGCAACGCGGGACAGTTCAAAGTCTGAAGTGACGATATTTGTCATGTATTACCCCGTCTACCATCAGGACGAATGTCAATACGCGGTGCGCCTAATTGCCACGCAGTGCCGAGTCTAGTTGACTCAACCTTAAAGATTAACTGACGTCCGCGTACACGAATGTAAACCTGTCCGGTGAACTCTTCAATTGGCGCGGTTGCAATTCGGCTAATTGTTGCGCTGCTACTGCCAGCGGCGGACTGCGGGTCGTTAAATCCTGAACCTGAGTTACGCATGGGGAGTAGCGTCATCGTGCACTGAGGAGTCAAATCACCCGTTGAGTTACGGAAAGTTACGTCAGGGATTACGCGCCACACGAAGCCAAAGTTGTGGCCATCGTCAATGTCAAACTCAGATGAGCCAATAGACGCCGCAATTGCAACAGGCGTACCAGTCTCGTCGTTGTCGTTACCCGACTCATGGTTAACTAGGTTGTACGAATATGTAGCGGCTAACGGGAAGTCACGCAATCCAGAATCCAACCACGCGGTGCGCCCCAACGTGCCGTAATACCAGATGTCTTCAGAATAGTTGTACACCACGTATTTGTCGACAGCCGTGCTATTTGCGGAACAGTAGAACCACCAGATTTCATTGAAACCTTCACTTGTCCCTGCAAACACCTGCGCGGCTTGTGCGGTATTGATGTTGCTAAAGATGTACTGACGTAAGTCGCAGCGAAGCGTTTGAACGCGACCATCGTATTTATAGAATTTGTCCACCCCCATCCAGAATACTAAACCTGAAGCAGTTGCGGCGGAGTTTTGAGACTGGATAGAAATATTGTCGCCAAGCAATTGGGATTGCCAGATGGCGGGTGCGCCTACATATTGCAGTGAATAGATAGCCGAATCAGACCACACCACAATCTCTTGACGAGTTTGTAAGCACGTAACAAGTTCAGAGCCGTGAGAAAAGCGAATACTACCTGCTTGGTTTGTTGCAGCGGGTGTCCAATCCACTGCCGACTCTTGATCTGACCAGCGAATCAGCATTGCATCCTGCACCCCAGAGCCTTGCTCGTTACAGCCAAATGCAAAAATAAACCGGTTAATGTCTGATACAAAAATAAAGTTCTGCACAGTGGGTACATTAGACGCACCGGATAGTGACGCCAAATTCACACCGCGTGACGTAATACCAGTCGTTGCATCCCAATAATAGATTGGCCCACCACGCGGGGCAAACACAAGGTCTTCACCAAAGTTGGACTGACTCCACAAGCGAATAGCACTAAGAGATGTACCGCCCGTACCCCAGACACCTTGGCCCCAAGTACCACCACCCCAACCAACCAGCGGGCCGGGAATTGCGGGGCCTACATTGATCTGATACGCGGCAACTACCGATGCGCCGCCGTAAGAGCCCGCAGCAATTACAGTCGACCCTGTAGAAATTGTGTACGTGTTAGCACCCGTAACGGTGATCTGAAACTCAGCGTTAAACGTGGTTGCGTATGTACCTGTAGCCCCACTAAAAGTTACAAAATCCCCAGTAATGCCACCGTGCGCAGTGTCAGTTACAGTAACAGTAGTTGTGCCATTACCTGCAAACGGGTTAGCGTTGATTGTGGAAGATGCGCGAATGGGCGTGATGTCGTTGTACTGCCCGCCGTTTTCAATATAGAACTTCAGGTTTGTACCAACACCAACCAAATTTAAGAATCCAAGAGTCACCCAGTTCCACAAAGATCGGCATACTCCTTGGTATGTGGCAGAAGAAATCCGTTGCCACCCACCAATTTTTTCTGGGCTACCAGAACGAAACCGCACCTTCTCGGACTCATACCAGCCACCCGCCACGTTTGTAGCAGAGTTAGGGTTACCCATCGTTTCCGATGCGTAGCGGGTGTTTTCGCGATTTACCCCCGGGCGGAATATGATCTTTTTTAGTGCCATTGGTCAGTCCAGTAAAGCGCACTCAGCCGTGCGACGTTTTAGTAGGCCCGGCAAAACTTTGCCACCACCTCTAGTCCAGAGCATAAGTTGTTCCTTGGCCCCTTCCCAATCTCCGGCGTTGATTTTCCTCTTTAACGTGCTTGTTTGCAAGCGCCCAATGCCCAAGTTGTAACAGAAATCTACGATAGCGTTTAGCTTCCTTGGATCGCCTT